ACCGGCCTCGACCACCGAAGCACAACATACAGCCCATTCGGGCATCCAAGAAAGAGGAAAGCTAAATGGCTGTTGACATTCCTAGCACACCGGCTGACGGCAACGTTCTCGTCAAGCTCGTCGCCGCAATCGCTGACACTGACGCCCCGAAGCTCACTGAGCTCAACGGCGTCGGCGCGGTGGACATCTCCTGCTACCTGACGGGCGGCGGTTACAAGCCGTCCCTGTCTGAGCAGGTCATCACGGATGAGCGTCTTTGCACGACTCAGACGTACGAGCAGAAGGGCCGTTCGCAGCGCGGCCTTGAAGTCGAGTACATCGACAACACGAACTCGCCGAACGAGGACACTTACAACAAGGCGAAGGACACTCTCGTGCCCGGCGCCGAGCAGTACCTGGTTGTTCGTACCGGCGTCCCGTATGGCGATGCTCTCGCGGTGGGTCAGAAGGTCACGATCTACCCGATCAACCCGGGCGAGTACAACGACATGCCGCCGGAAGCTAACTCGGTTTTGAAGACCGGGCAGAAGTTGTTCGTGCGTGGTGCCGTGAAGATCAACGTGGCGGTTGTCGCGTAGCTTCACCGCTTGATACCCCTGTTCGCCCGTGTGTTGTGGGACCGCGGGCGAACAGGTCAAGTCCCACTTGTCCCGCTAGAAGACTTTAGGGGTGGCCGTTATGGCTCTTGTTGTGAAGCGTCCTGAGACGCGTGTTCTGTTTTGCCTTGATGGGGATTTGAAGGCGGCGCATGAGGCTGCGGAGGCTGAGTTCAATGCGGCCCGTGCGCAGTCCCTTGCTGATGCGCGGCTGAATAGCCCGGTGAAGGATCTTGCTCAGCGGGTCAATGACCTTGAGGAAGAGATGAAGGCGGCGACGGTTTCGTTCCTGGTGCGTGGGATGAAGCGCGGCGACTGGAACGAGCTTGTTGCTGCGCATGGCCCGCGTGAGGGTAACGCGCTGGATAAGTCGTATGGCTTCAACGTTGAGGCCCTGATGAAGGTTGCTGTGCCGAAGTCGATTGCCGGCGTCGAGAACCATGCTGGCGATGACCTGCCGTTCGTGGTCGCTGACGAGTGGGATGCGCTCGCGGATGACATGACCGATTCACAGTATGAGGATTTCGTGCTGGCGACTTTGCGTGTGAATAAGGGGCGTAACGAGGTCCCTTTTTCGCTCAGCGCCTTCAGGATGATCCAGGACTCAGATCAGACGTAGAAGCGGCGCATGCGCTTGGTATTTCGTTGAAGCGGTTCCACGGGTGGGAGCCGGTAACGACGTATGAGTTTGACGGGTCGCGGCTGGTGTCGTCGCGGCCTGAGCCTGAGTGGGACGAGGGTGAGCAGACGGTGATGCTTGCGTTGCAGGCTTACCGCGGCTCGCTGTGCCCGCTGTGTGGCTCCCCGTTGTCGGTGTGCACGAGCCCTGAGAACGAAATGAAGTTCAAGGGCGGTTTGCCGATCCGTTGCCATGCGACGACGGCCCGAGCCATTGCGATGGAGCCGTACAAGGACCAGCCGCACAATTCGGCGCTGATGATCGCCCCCGTGTTGGAGCAACCCCAGTAAATCAAATTCCATAGGAGGCCTCATGGCTGATCGCAGCATATCCATCGCGCTTGAGGCCAGGGTTCAGGGTTTTGTTTCGGGGATGCGTACGGCGCAGCAGGCAACAAATGATTTTGCTAACCGCACGGCTTCGTTTGCTCGTGAGAATGAGCAGCACTTGGACCGGGTTGGTAAAGCCTCGATGGTCATGGGCGGGGCACTCCTGGCGGGTGTTGCTATCGCGGTGAAGTCATTCATGGAGTTCGACTCGGCAATGAGCGAGGTCCAAGCCTCTACCCATGAGACTACGGCGAACATGGACCTGTTGCGTGAGGCTGCCATCAACGCGGGCGCTGACACTGCGTTCTCCGCGAAGGAGGCGGCGCAGGGTATTGACGAACTCGCTAAAGCGGGCATCAGTACCAAAGACGTCCTAAGCGGTGGGCTGAGTGGCGCGTTGAACCTTGCCGCAGCCGGTGGCCTTGCGGTTGCCGATGCTGCCGAAATCGCCGCTACGGCGATGACGGTCTTTGGTGGGGAGTTCGAGGACAAAGGTAAGCTCGCCGTGCATGTCGCTGACCTGTTGGCGGCTGGTGCTGGCAAGGCGCAGGGCTCGGTTGAGGACATGGGCAACGCTTTGAAGCAGTCTGCTCTTGTTGCCGAGTCTACGGGGCTGTCCATTGAGGAGACGACGGGCGGGCTTGCCGCGTTCGCGTCTGCCGGTTTGATCGGTTCCGATGCTGGAACGTCATTCAAATCGATGTTGCAGCGCCTTACCCCTCAGTCTCTTGAGGCTAAGAACAAGATGACCGAACTGGGCATTAGCGCTTACGATGCGCAAGGCAAGTTCGTTGGCCTCGCCAAGTTCTCCGAGAACTTGAAGACTGCTTTTGCGGGCCAGAGCGATGAAGCTCGCAACGCGGCAATGGGCGTCATCTTCGGTTCCGACGCAATCCGCGCCGCCAACGTGCTTTACAAGAACGGTGCGGCGGGGATCCAGGACTGGACTGACAAGGTCAACGATGCTGGCTATGCGGCTGTTACAGCCTCTATCAAGCAGGACAATCTCGCTGGTGATATTGAGAAGCTGGGCGGCTCGTTTGACTCTGTCCTCATCAAGGGCGGGTCCGGGGTTGCCGAGGCCATGCGCGGGCTCGTGCAGGGCGCGGAGGACATGGTTGATGCGTTCGGGAAGATCCCAACTCCAATCCTGAACGCGGGGATCGGCATGGCTGGCATGGCTGGGGCTGCACTGGTTGTTGGTGGCGCCGTCATGACTACTGTTCCGAAGTTCCTTGAGTTCAAGGATTCAATGGAGAAGATCGCCCCCGCTGGCTCAAGGGCGGGTGATGGAATCCGCAAGGTTGGCAAGGCGGCTGGCATTGCGCTCGCCGCGGTGGTCGCGTTGCAGATCGCGGCAGCCATCTTCACCGAGAAGCACACGAAGTCTGCTGAGGATTACGGGCAGGCTCTGCTGAAGGTCGGTAAGGCCACCAATAGTGTCAATACGGATGGTCTTGACTCCATCTTTGGCAGCTTCGACAAGTTCGCCGGCGCCCCGGTGAGCAATATCGACAACATGGCTGATGCTGTGTCGCGGCTGACTCACCAGAACTTCGATGACGCCGGCAATAAGTTCTTCGAGGGGTTCACCAACTTTATCGGCTTGCCTAAGGGCGAGATTGGGCAGCTTGAGGATCGCCTCAAGGGCCTAGGCGACGAGATGGGGAACCTGGTCAAGAACGGCGCCGGCGATACTGCGGCTAAGTCTTTTCAAGCGCTCACCGCCGAATTTGAGAAGAACGGCAAGGGCGCGAAGGAAGCGATGGCCTCGCTTCCAGGCTACAAGGATGCGCTCCTGGCTCAAGCCACTGCCGCTGGCGTTGTCCTGAGTGAACAGGACTTGCTCGACTTTGCGATGGGCAAAGTACCGGCTTCGATGCAGGCGGCTAAGGGCGCAACGGAGACGTACACGACTGCCGCCGGTCAGGCGGCTCCTGTTACTGAGGAGATGGCTAAGCAGCTTGAGGAAGTCGGGCTCAGCGCTCAGGGCGCCGTGACTGACATTGATGCTTTCGCCAAGTCGCTATTCTCGGCTGGGCTCCTGCACCTCTCTGCTTCTGATGCTGCTATTGGCTATCAGGACGCCATCGACAAGATGACTGAGTCTGTTACGAAGAATGGCAAGACGCTCGACCTCGACACCGAGAAGGGCCGGGCTAACCAGTCCACCTATAACGACCTTGCCAAGGCTGCCATGACGAAGGCGGAGGCGACCGCTGCTGAGACTCTTGCGACAAAGGGCTCTGCTGCGGCTCAGGCCGAGTTGCAGACGGGCCTCGGTCAGAGTTACAAGGATCTGATCACCGCCGCCGGACAGCTTGATATCACGGGCGACGCGGCGGACACGATGGCGCGTAAGGCGCTGGGTATCCCCAAGGAGATCCCGATTGATACCTGGGTTAAGGACCATGCGACCGGCACCCTCGATTCGATCAAGGGCAAGGCTGACGCGTTGAACGGCAAGAACGTGACCGTCAATATCAACACGATTGCGACGACCTTTGAGAGGCGCGTGGGGCTTACCCCGCAAGTCTCGGACGGCTCTGCGGGTCAGGGTGCCGGCGTTTACGCGCCTGGATTCATCCCGAAGAAGGCGACTGGCGGACGCGTCTACGGCGTGGGCACTGATACGTCAGACTCCAACCCGCACATGCTGTCTAAGGATGAGTATGTGTTGAAGGCGTCGGCGGCTCGTGCTATCGGCTATGGGGAACTTGACCGGATGAATGCACAGATGGCGCCGGCTAGTGCTCCTGCCCGTCAGGCTCCGGTCGCGGCTGCTTCTTCAGGGTCTTCGGGCTTGACGCTCACCTTCGGAAACCTGACCGCACTTGATCCGGTGCAGTTGCGCCGGGACATCACGGCGGACGTTACTCACATCATCAACACGAAGGGCGGGGTGCGTCTTGCCTGAGCTAATCACATGGGCGGGGCGCACCCTTTCTGGGTCTGACCGCTTCGGCGAATGGGCCGTCACTGGCGAGCTTGAGGGCTGGTGGGATTCACCCGAGGTGAAGGGCGAGACTGCCGACCGGCCTAACGCTGACGGCGAATATGATTTGCCCGTCTATAACGAGGCGCGGCTCATCACAATCAACGGAACCCTTCGTGCTAAGAGTCATGCCCAGTTGCATGAGGCTGGCAACTTCCTGACGGGCCCGATTTCTGGGCGCTTGACTGTGGCAGGTCACGGCTCATCTCAGTGGGCGGATGCGAAGCGTAATAGCGGGGTTAAATTCACACCGGTTACTGACGTGTTCGCTCAGTGGCAGGTCCGGTTAAAGTGCGTCAATCCTCGCAAGTTTGGTGATTCGCGGGATTTCGTGCGAACTAACGGGACGGTGTCAGTTTTTCATCGCGGGAACTATAACGCGTTGCCGACTGTGGTTGTTCGGGGTTCTGCTGCGAATGGTTATCGGTTGAATGGTCCGGGCGGGTTGCAGTACAAGGTGACTCGGGCGCTTGTTACGGGCATCCCGCATCGTATCGAGTTCACGGATGGTCGGCTGCGTGTGAATGGCACTGTGGTTGCTACTGGGGCTGATAGTGCTGATGTTTGGCCGGTTCCGCCTGGTCAGTCTGTGGATTTTGACATCAATGTGCTTAGCGGCGGTACTGCCGAGGCGACTATCACCATTACCGACACCTACATCTGAACATCTAGGAGGCCCTTATGGCGTGGACTGTTTGGGTCTGTAATACGACGACTGGTGAGCGGTTGATGAAGTTGCCGGCTGCGTCGTTCACTTGGGAGCGTGCGTTGAACTCTGGCGCTTCGGGGCAGGCGACTTTCAAACTGGCTGATCCGACGTTTGCCGGGTTGGATATGCGGTCGCTGACTTCGTTGGTGGCGCGCACTCTGGTTATTGAGTGGGTTGAGGCGCCGGGCGTTGCGGGTGAGCCGGTTTATGCGGGGCTCATTTGGAAGCGGGTCTATGACCGGGATACGCAGACGCTGACGGTTGAGCATTCGGATCTTTGGTCGATCCTGTCCCGGCGTTTGCTGGTGTCTCAGAGTACGACTGGTGTTGAGAAGACGAAGCTGGAGTTCTTGAACCTCAGCGTCTCAACGGTTGTGAAGAAGGTTGTACAGACTGGCACGTCTGACCTGCCGATGGTTTATTGGGGCGACTTCACCGGGTCCAGGGATCAGACCTATGCGGGCTACCTTTTGAAGCCGGTTGCTGATGCGTTGCAGGATCTCATTGATCAGCCTGACGGGCCTGACGTGGATTTCCGGCCGATCTGGGGGCCCTCTGGTTTGCAGTGGCAGATGCGGTCGAACGAGCAGTTCGGAACGTACACCTGGAACATGTCGGCTAGTCAGTCTGGTGTTTCGGGGATCACGGTCACTGAGGATGGTTCGAAGCTGTCCAATAACGTGTTCGCTGTGGGGCAGGGTACGGAGGCTGATTCGATTATCCGTGCGAACGTGTGGGCGACGTCGTACCCGTTGCTGCAATCCTCTGAGGCGCATAAGGATGTGAAGGATGTTGCGAAGCTTGACGGGTTCGTTTCCGAGGGTTTGCGGATCCACACTTCGCCGACTACTCAGTGGAGTTTTGACATGCTCGCGTCTGGTGGTAATGGTGACGCGCCTGATCAGACGACGGTCACTGATCTGCGTTTGAACGGTGCCCTGTCCTTGTATTCGAAGGGTGATCCTTGGATCCCTGACGGGTGGCAGCAGCACCGTCTGATTCGTTATTCGGGTGATATGGGTTCGAAGGTAAAGCTTGAATTTCAACCGACTGGGGGTGCGTGATGGCTGGTCTTGATGACCTTTCGAGGGGCGAGCTGGC